TGATATCATGGGAGCGAAAAAATCGCCATCCATGGTATGCCGGGGGACATTCATAAAACTATCTGCGAATGCGAGGATTCCCCAGCAAAGCTCCACAGTGCCTGAAACCCATTCAGGAACACGCTCTCGGTGCGTTTCTCCGAAGTCAATCGTTACGGTCACGCCGCTGTTTCCGTCTTTTGGCTAGCCATCGGACTCCACATGCGTAGGCTACGCCATCGCCAACCATTAAAATAGCGAGAAACAAATGATACAGCATGGCGACCCCCAGCTAGTAGTAGCAACGCAACCTGCATCCAGAAAGCTATATTGAGCGCCTGTGCATAACTCGAAAAAGACCATCCCCACGCATGGAGAGTATGTAAGATAACCTCTTCAAGATAAAGAATAAAGAGACATGCTCCCCAGAGTCTCTGTCCCGCTATGCTCAAAGCAGATGCGCCGATGATAACATCCGCAGCAGCCCATAGTTTTTCTGGATCGATAGCCCAGCCAGTCAACATCCAAATCATCTGCGCTGGAGAATTTAGATACCATGCTGCATTATTCGGAACCCATGAAGACGCATAAAACGTCCATCCCGCTACAAACAACACTGCACATTTTCGTAGATCGGATAAAGAGGAAAGCGCGGCAATCACAAGGACTGCCGCGCACCCTATGCCTGGGATAAGGAAATCAGCCACTGGTCTTCTTTGGACCAGGAGGGGTGGGAGGAGTGATAGGTCCCCCACCGCTCTTCATGGGTTTACAATCCGCTATCGGATTCTTGACCCATTGCTCATAGCTTTTCCCAGCCATGGTCACTTCTTGCCGGGTGGGGTCGGGGGAGTCGTAGGGCCGCCGCCGCTGTCGGTGTGGACGCCACCAGAACCTGCCGAAACGGCGCGGCTTACCTCATCAGCATACCACTGTGCGAGAGAAACCAGATAATCGAGCCATTCCTGAGCCATGCTAAAAATACCCTTAAATATCGCCAACGGCGGTTAAAGTTACCGTAAAATTCCGCATTATGCCACCAACAGTTCCAGATACATTCCACACTGTTTGATGGCCTACTCTATTTGGTGCGCTGTTAGTGGTCCTTTGCTGAAAAACTATAAAAGAAGAACTAGATCCACTAGAGATGCTTACAGTTGCAGCAGTGCCCCCGCTTGTAACAGACCATGTCCATACAGCAGGAACGGAACAGTTCAAGGTTGCAGTGGCCAGCCCAGTAGAACTACTTGTTACCGCACCGCCATCTGGGTTGAATAATGTGCCAGAACCAGATGAGGAAAAAGACAACATGATCCCGCTCATTTGGTAACTGCACCAAACTGAGAAAAAGTTGTGGTTACAGTCCCAGTACCGCTGTTTAGTATTACTCGCGCGAAGGTAGGCGCGTATGCAAAGTTTGTCTGGATAGAGGCGCTAGCACCAACCGCGCCGGTATCAGAGGTATTGATCCATGTTACAGCTGCGGGGGGAACGGACCCATTGGGGTTATCCAACGTGCTTTGCACCGTGTAATTTACGGTGCCATTGACGTTGCATTGAATCGCAACCTGCGGAAGCGCCCAATGGTCCAGAGAAACCCAAGGAGAAGACGCTACACCACTCGTACCAACCGTGATAGCGCCCGCTGCATTCCCCGAGATCGTAATCCGAGAAACAGTAGCATAATCCAGAACGCTCTGTGCAGTACTAGCATTGGGTCCGGTAATCGTTTCGCTGATTGCCGATCCTGACCAATTGGTGCCTGTTATGGTGAAGGTATTGGCACTTTCGTTTGCGGCAGCAGTAATCAACACGCGGCGCGGCTTATCGAGCACAGCCGTACCATTGACCGCGGTAGAGCCGTTCAGAATGAGATTGCCGGAATTTGGTGTTTGAGAAAGCGCTATGTTGTTGGCGCTTGCGGCAGCAAGAGGACCGACAGTGACTTGGATAGGGCGCATGTCGATCCTCTTCTAGTTCAAACGAGAATAACCGGAAGGTTACTCGTTCTCCATTTCCAGATCAACAGAACGGCCCTTGGGGACTTCACCCTTGCGAGCCGAAGAGAACGGGTTGCTATCGCACGAACCACCTGCCTTGCGGGGGCGACGGCCTGCATGGTGACGGGCATGTTCGCCATGCACCTCGCCAACAAGTTTGCCGCCACGCTTGCGCTTAGCACGCGTAGGCTGCCCTTCAGGGCCGAACCCTTCCTTCTTGATGCCGCCGCCGCGCTTGCGCTCTTCGGCCTCATCGTTGATCTTCTTGGCATTGACCCGGCGTTCTGGCTTATCATCCAGATCCATCAGATCTTCATTGACGCCGCCCGTGGAGCGGTGCTTACGGCCCTTCATTTCGTGCTTCATTTCACCAGCTCCAGTTAGAACGTCGTAAACTGCGTCTGGCCAAACAGGCCAATAGCAGCAGTAGCCGCATTGTTACCTATGTTGTACGCCTGCGGCGACTGGCGAACAACAAGCTTGTTGGCGCCAGTGGCAGCCGCAAAGGCGTAGGTTCCTCGGACATCACCTGTCGTTGCTGTGGCAGGAGCAGTGCGGTCGCTGGGGAGATAGCCAGTAGCCGCTGTGATGCCCGTTACAGCCGTCAACGATGCAGCCGAATTAATCGTCACATCGCCAAAACTGTCCGATCGGATAGGCAGGCCAAACACCGCCAGCGTGTCCACCGAATAGGCGTGTGTGGTGTCCGCCGTGCCGCCAGAGAGCGTGACGGAGCGGATATAGCGGAATGCCTTCTTACCTGTGGACTGGCCGCCAGCGGTCAGCGTCTGCGTTTCCACCACCGGGAAACCATAGATGTCATAGCCGGCGATGGTGGCCGTGGTGTAGGTCGCGCCCGCAGCGGCAGTCACACCGATCGTGCGGCCGATCAGCGCCTGTGCGTTCCACATCAGATTCCCGTTGGTGCCGAAACCGCCGAAGGGGACAGTACAAGCCAGAGGGTTAGGCAGGGCCAATGTGATCGTGCCGGAAGTGGAGTTCAGGCTGACGTTATTGGTAACATACGTGCCTGCTACACCCTGACCAGCAGCACCCGCGCTAGCCTGATTTAGGACAATGGTAGGAGGGATAGTTGCATTCGTAGCGCCGCCCACTGGGCCGATAGAGCCAGAGGTGACGTTAGCCACCGAAACAACCTGCATACCCGGCGTAATCGGCATGGCGGCGTTAGCCGTTACCGTCAGAACGCCATTGACGAAAGATCCCGTCACGGACGTAAAGGCATCCAGAGCCACAAGGCCAGCACCGTTTACGCCTGTATCTGTGGCACCAGTGTCGGCGCGCATGATATTAGGCGTAATGTAAACACCTGTAGTGGCCGAATTCGCCGCTACCAGTGCAAGGGTTGCAGACGTAGGATTCGCAGATGCCGACACAGCCGCGACCGCAGCCGTATAAGGAACGATATTCTGCGTTGTTACGTTGTCGCACCCGAGCCAGCCCACATCCGGGGAAGCTTGCGATTCCCCATTGAGATAGGTGTAAGCTGTTCTTGGGTCTAGGATCGAAGTACCACCCCAAAACATCGACGGTGAGATGTCGGGGTTGTACTCCGAACCCGGATAAGGGGACTGGCCAAAAACAATCAGCGGTCCCGAGAAAGCAGATTCACTCATGCTTCATTCTCCTGCTTGAGCGGAACCACATTGGGAGCCGCATGAGCGTCATTATCAATCCATGCCTCAACAATGAATTGTCTTAACTCGTCGGGAAACTTCCCCAGATGGAACGATAGTTGTAGTAGCCGAAACTGTAACGCTCATACGCTTTCACAAGGAGGTTATCCGTCACGAAATCAACCTGCATATCCGTTTCGAACGGCACTCGGGACATGTACGAAAGGCCGGGGATGTTGGTCAGCAAGAACCATGCGTAGGGCGAGGTCAGGAAGTCGTTGAGCATGTAGCCCTCGGGCAGGCCGCCGGCCGTGCTGAGGATGGCGTTGACATCATTGTCTGCCGTGCCCGGACGAAGCTCCGTCTTGGTCAAGCGGATAGCCACCGGCTCAAGCTGGGCCGGAACGATGAGCTTGCGGCCACGGGAAAAGATCTTGAGGCCGGCCTGATCGCGGAACTGAGTACGGATTGAGATCATGCCGTTCAGCAGGGTGGCTTCGTTCAGATCCACGTCGATCGTGGGACGGTTCGCGATCGTGTTGCCGTCGATCGGGTGGTTGGTCGCGCAAAGAGCCACGCCGTCGCCGCCGATGGCCGGATTGTAGGTCGTCGCGGTGTTCAGGATGTTCGACGCGTAGATTTCCTTGGTCTGGTGGAAAGACTCGATCAGACCAAGGTTCGACGGGTGGAACTGCGACTTGTAGAGATTGTCATCGATAGCCTTGCGAGTGATCGCATAGCCAAGACCGATTTCATTGTGTTCCTGATTGTAAACAAAGCGCTCGCCCGCGCCATTATCGAAAGAGGTCTGGGCGCCTTCGTTCTTAAGCTGAGCGAGGCCCAGGAACCGCATCTCGGCGGTACGCTCAAGAGCCATCTTGGAATTATGCTTGGTAAAGATCTTATCATACTGAGATGGAATCATCTCGTACTTG